GATCTTGATACGCGTGGCGCGATCATTGAGCAGCTGAAGGCTGACGAGGAGCGCGCTGCGCGTCTCGACGCTGCCGCTGCTGAGCTCCGCACGGACGAGGCTCCGGCCGGCGACGATACGGATGCTGAGACGATCCGCGCGATGGCGCGTGGCGAGGTTCGCTCGTACAACTTCGAGAAGCGTGACGTCCTCACGTCAACGAGCGGCAGCCCGGTACCCACGAGCTTCTATGACCAGGTGATTCTCAAGGCTCGCCTCGTCGGTCCCATGCTCGACGTTCCGACTCAGCTCAACACGACCAGTGGTGAGACGATTCAGGTCCCGAGCCTGTCGGCGTACTCCTCGTCCGCTACCGTCACGGCGCAGGGCGCGAACTTCTCGGAGAGCGATCCGACGTTCAACTCGTTCGTCAACCTCGGAGCGTTCAAGTACGGCTTCCTGATTCAGGTCAGCCGCGAGATGATCGAGGACTCCGGCGTCGATCTCCTCGGCTTCCTCGCCGACCAGGTCGGCAATGGTCTTGGCTACAACGTCCAGAACGCTCTGACCGTCGGCACGGGCACGGTTCAGCCGCAGGGCATCGTGACCGCTGCTGGTTCGGGCATCACCGGTGGCACGGGCGTCTCCGGTGCGTTCACCGCCGACAACCTGATCGACCTGTACTACAGCCTCGACGGTGCAGCTCGTCTGCTTCCGGGCGTCGGCTGGATGATGAACGGCGCCTCGATCGGTGCCGTCCGCAAGCTCAAGGACACCGCTGGTAACTACATTTTCAGCCCCGCGGCTGACGGTAACCAGCGCGACCTCCTGCTCGGACGTCCCGTGTACGAGAACCCGCATGTCGCCTCGGCTGCTACGTCGGCCAAGTCGGTCATCGCTGGTCACATGCCGAGCTTCTTCGTCCGTTCCGTCGGTGGCATCCGCCTCGACCGGTCCGACGACTTCGCGTTCAACGCGGACCTCGTGACGTTCCGCGCCTCGATGCGCGTGGACGGTGCTCTTCCCCAGAGCTCGCACATCAAGTACTTCATCGGTGGCGCCTCCTAATCCGTAGCGTCTAGTGGTACGCTAAGGGCCGTCGATCCCATTCGGGATTGGCGGCCTTTAGTCTTTGGGAGGGAACCCGTTGGCGAATCGAGCAGACCGTAGACACGCCGCGAAGACGACGGCGAAGACGAAGGGCGTCACACCGCAACGCATCACGTGGGCTAGCAATAGTCCATTCGCTGCCACTGGTTACGGCGTCCAGACGGCGCAAGTCGTGGAGCGACTAGCGCGTGATGGGCACGAGGTCGCCGTGGCGTGCAACTTCGGTTTGCAGGGTAACTCGACGGAGTGGAATGGAATCAAGCTCTACCCGACCGGCGTGACGCCATACTCGGACGATATTCTCCGCGCGCATTCGCAGCATTGGGAGTCGATGTCTAGTCTGCCTGGACTCGTCATGATCCTCTTTGATGTGTGGGCGTTGACGAATCCGAACATCGCGAAGATCCCGAAGATCGCTGCGTGGGCGCCGATCGATCACAAGCCATCGCCGCCCGACGTGACTAAGTGGTTGGCGCGGCCGAATGTCATGCCGATTGCGATGAGTAAGTTCGGCGCGGACATGATGGAACTTGACGGCCTCGAGCATCTCTACGTTCCGCACGCTGTAGACAAAGTCTTCAAGCCTACGGAATCGTTTGCTGACGCGGCGGGTAAGCGGGTCCGTGGTCGCGACCTGATGGGTATCGATGATCCTAACGCGTTCGTCGTGATGATGAACTCGGCGAATAAGGGGAGGACGCCTCCGCGTAAGTGCTGGGGAGAGAATCTCTTAGCGTTTGGTGTCTTTGCTGCGGATCATCCCGACGCGATCTTGTATCTGCATACGGATCAGAGTGCTGCCCTCGGCGGTGTGGATCTTGTGCAGCTGATTCGCGCGTGCGGTATCAAGCCTGAACAGGTCCGATTCGTCGACCAATACTTGTACCGCATGAACCTCCCACAGCACGCCCTAGCGGCGCTCTACACGGACGCGGACGTTCTCCTAGCCACGAGTGCAGGCGAAGGCTTCGGCGTGCCTGTAATCGAAGCGCAGGCGTGCGGAACGCCTGTCATCGTTTCGGACTGGACAGCACAACCGGAATTATGCGGGGACGGGTGGCTCGTCGATGGCCAGCCGTTGTGGGATCCTAATCAGCATTCGTGGTTTTTCACGCCGAACGTGTCGCAGATCGTGTCGAGTCTGCGCGAAGCGTACGAGCGGAAGCGTGGTAAGAGTGAGAAGGCCATCGCGTTTGCTGCGGCTTACGATGCGGACGTCGTCTATGAGGAGCATTGGCGGCCGGCGATGGAACGTCTCGCGACGTGGCGCCCGTGAAGCCGACGGTCATCATTCCCGTCCTCGGCGCGCACGACCTCCTCGAGCGGTGCATCCGTAGCCTGGACGGTTACGTTAGCCGGATCATCATCGTCGACAATGGTGACGCGCTCGACCGGGACGCGGTGGCCGAGTGGATTAGTGGCGCGGATCTGTATGTTTGGCGGATGCCGACGGCACTCAGCGTCGCCGCCTCGTGGAACCTTGGCATCAAGGCGACACCCTTCGAGGATGGTTGGCTCCTCTTGAACTCGGATGCGTGGTTCCCCGAGGGGTTGTCTGCGGAGTATGCGGACTCGTTGTCGTTTGATCGGATCGTGCTGGCGGGGGCGCCGCCGTGGTGTTGTGCGTGGATCGGGTCCGAAGTGGTTCGCCGTGTCGGGCTCTTTTGTGAACGCTTCCACCCCGCGTATTTTGAGGATAATGACTACGAGCGCCGCGCGCATATCGTCGGCATGGAGATCCTGCATTCGGATGCGAATGTGATGCATGAGAACTCGTCGACGCTAGCTCGCAATCCCCACTACGCGACACGGAACGCGAAGACGTTCGCCACCAATCAAGCGTTCTATGATTATCGGTGGGCGAACCTAAGCGCGGACGGCTTGCCACAGTCGCACGAGTGGAGCCTTACGACGCGCGTGCGGAATGCGTGGGAGATCATCGAATGATCCAGACGCTTCTCGTCGGGTACGGGTATTGGGGTCGCATCCTTGCCGAGAATCTGACGCAGCACCCGACGTTCTTCCTCGCCGGCGTGCAGGACGCGAATCAGAGTGTGATCCTCGACGCGCGCGCCAATAATCTGCACGCGTACTCGTCGCTCGAGGATGCGATGCAGGCAACGCATCCCCAGCTAGTCGTCATCGCCGCACCGATTGGTTCGATGGAAGTGCCAGCGATGCGCGCCCTACAAGGCTACGCGCACGTCATGATGGCGAAGCCTGGCGTCGATTCGCTTGCCGCGTTTGATCGCGTCCTCCGCGTCGCCGATTACGCGCAGCGCAGCGTCACCGTCGACTACACGATGCTGATGCACGCTACGTGGAATACGATCCTGCACGAGCAGCACCGCCTCGGCGGCGTCAAGAAGTTCCATAGTGTCCGGTCGGCGATTGGGAATCGGACGGGCGCGCCAATCGTCCTCGACATGCTCGTGCATGACCTGTCTCTGCTAGTTAGTCTGAATCCGGATCGCGAGTGGCTTCTCGAGTATGCGCGCGTTGGTGAGACGGAAGTGGTTGCGCGGTTCGTGTCGGGCGAGTGTGAGGCGATCCTAGAGGCGAGCACGACGAGTACCGAGCAGGAACGCAGCGTCTACCTTGCGGGCGCCGGGTTGCATCTGGTGTGGGATCAGCTCGCGGACGTTGTCGAATCGAACTCGGCCGAGATCATGCAGGCGTGGTATGACGATGAGAAGATTCCGTGCACGCCCGTGCAGCGAAGACTGAACAATATGGTCAATGTGGTCAATCATCGCGGCGACGATAATCGCGTCGTAGCGCGCGGCGTCCTCGTGATGGTCGAGCAAATCTTGGAGGCGCAGCGATGATTATTGACGAGACGGATGGCCCGGTACTGATTGGCGCGAATTGTGAGATCTTCGAGACGGCGATTCTGACCGGTCCCCTATCGATTGGTGATGACGTGTATATCGGTCCGTACGCTGTCGTGGGTGGGCCGGCGCAGCATCGCGGCTCGTACCCTTGCAGTCTTGACTCTCCCCGCCGAGCCGTCGGCGTATGTATCAAAAATCGTGCATGTGTACGAGAATTCGTGCAGGTCCATCAGGGCCTGACGTGCGAAACAATGATTGGCGAGGATGTCCTGCTGATGGCTGGCGCGCATATCGCGCACGACTCGCATATCGGCGATGGTGCAACTCTAGGCAGTTTCTCTATTCTCGGAGGCTTCACGATCATTGACGATGCGGCGACGTTTGGTCAGGGCGTCGTCACGCATCCGTGGACGATCATTGGCGAGCGTGCGATGGTTGGCTTCAACTCGAGCGTCGTCAAGGATGTCATGCCGTTCGCGAAGGTCGCGGGCGCACCGGCGCGTCTTCTCGGATCGAATCAGCATCGTGACGAGTCACTACCCGCCGTGTATGACGCGACGCTGCTAGGCGGCGACGTGTGGGAACGGTGGGGCGAATTATTGGAGAAGCGCGAGGATATGCGGAAGCGTTGGAGTCTCGTTGCCTAAGCCGCTCCTGATCGTTATGAATCCTCGCCGCATCCCCGAATGCGTCGACGCTATAGACGCCCTCAGCATCGATAAGGTCTGGGCAAAGAACTATACGGAGCGCGAGCTAGTGGGCGTCATCGCTGGGATTATTGCCGACTCTGATTACGATCCTATTGGGATCATCTCGGATGATGCGCGTCCCGACCAGGCCGCGCTCGATCTCGTCCTTGACGCTTACAAGCCGGGCGCTGTCTATACGGCGTATTGCAATCTGAGTGAGCAGGATTATCGCGTGAACCTCAGCACGCAGCCGCTAACGATCCAGTTTGAGGCGACGATGGATTGCTACACGTTCATCACGAAGAACGACCTCGAGGCGCAGCCCGCCGCGCTGATTCGTTCATGGTTCGCCGGCCACTGCTTCACGTTCATGAGTCGCGACCTGTGGGAATCGTTCCCGTTCGGCATTGTGGATTCTGGCAATGGCAACCAGTCCGACTATCACTTGTGTTGCAGGTTGCAGGAGGCGAGCGTCGATATCTGGGCGGTGCGTGGCGCGTTCGTTGAGCACGTGAAGAGATACTCGAATACGGGCGATGATACGACGGGTCGTGCCCTTCTCGTTGGCGTCGAGGCTGCGGAGGTCGTGTGGGACCGAATCCCCGAATCGTCGTCGTAACGCCTAGCCTGCCGGAGCGTGCGGACTTGCGAGCCGAGTGCGTGGCTAGTGTCGCGGCGCAGACGCTCCAACCTGTCGCGCATATCGTCATGGTTGATTATGAGCGGGCGGGTCCCGCAGCGATGCTGAACAGGATGCTGCCGGCGTGCATCGCTGCGGACGCGGAGTGGGTTGCCCAACTCGCCGACGATGACCTGGCTGATCCTCACCATCTCGAACTATTAGCCGCACACTGCGCCGATGCGGACATCGTGTATTCGTGGTGTCGTGTCGAGGGCCGCTCGTTCAATCCGAATCGCGAGTTCGACGAGGCCGCGCTGCGCGCGTCGAATTATATTCCGGCGACGACTATGATCCGGACTAGCTTGTGCACGCAGCTCGGCTGGCGAGACGACTCCACGCATGGCTTTGAGGATTGGGACTTCTGGCTTCGCGCGCTGGACGCTGGCGCTCGATTCGTGTGCGTTCCCGAGGTGTCGTGGACGTACCGCTTCCACGGTGCCAATCTATCTACCGGAGGCGGTAAGATCTAACTATGGCAATCGTAAATGGTTACTGCACGCTCTCTCAGGTCAAGGCTGCGCTACGCATCACCGATACCACGGATGACGCGCTCATCGAGAACTCGGTCGAGGCTGCGTCCAGGCTGATCGATGGTCACGCCATGCGGAACTTTTATTCTGTCGGCACGGCGACGCGTCTCTTCGCCGCGACGGACTCTCTCTACGTTCAGATTGATGATCTGGCCGGCACGGCCGTGACGATCGAGACGAGCAGCCTCGCCGATGGCGTCTTTGATATCACGTTCGCCCCGACGGATTACCAGCTCGAGCCGTTGAATGGCACGCTCGACGGGATCGGTTGGGCGTTTGATCGTATCCGCGCCGTCGGAGATTACACGTTCCCGAATCTGACGCCGCTCCTAAACGATCAGCAGGCACTCGTCCGCGTCACTGGGGTGTGGGGTTGGCCCGCCGTGCCGAAGGCTATTGAGACGGCGACGATGATTCAGGCTTCGCGTATCTTCAAGCGATTCGATTCGCCGCTCGGCGTCGCCGGGTTCGGAGACTTCGGCGCCGTCCGCGTCTCACGCTTCCTAGACCCTGACGTTGAACAACTCGTCATGCCGTATCGGAAGATGAGAAACATCCGGTGAGTGCGACCGTTGGCGAGATCAAAACGCAGCTAGCCGTTCGTCTCGCGACGATCACGGGCCTTCGCGCGTATGATCGCCAGCCCGACAATCTCAACGCGCCGTTCGCGTTCCCATCGCTCGAGTCGATCGAGTATCACGGAGCGATGAGTAGTGGCCTCGTAACGCACACGTACCGCATTACCGTGATCGTTGGCAGGGCTGCGGAGCGTAGTGCGGAGGATCGCCTCGACACGTATTTGTCGTACGACCAGGGCGGCGTTCGGTACGCGATCGAAGCGGACCCTAGCCTCGGCGGGTATGCGCGTACCAGTATTGTCGAGTCGGCGTCTAGCATTCAGACGATGGACGGCAATGACACGACGTACCTGATGGTCGAGTTCCGCGTAATCGTTTACGCCTAAAGGAGATTAGGATGGCTAAGAAGTACCGAGTCGCAGACGGATTCATCGTGTACGGCAAGGTCGGCGGCGAGATCGTTGACGCGTCGGAGATTGGATCGCCGGCGGCGCTGGCAAGTCTCGTCGGATCGGGTCGATTGATTCTCGCAGTAGTGCCCGATTCGTCGGCTAGAATGAAACAGGAACCAGACGACACCTCGAAGGGGGTATAGATAACGTGGCTAAGCTCGTAATGACAAACAGTAATATTACCCTCGGGGGTACCGATATCAGTGCGTACGTTGCTTCGGTGACGCTCAGCATTTCGGTCAACGAGGTCGAGACGACTTCGTTCGGCAGTGGTGGTGCTGTCACTCGTGTCGGCGGATTGCAGGACAACTCGGTGACGCTTGATCTTCACCAGGATTTTAGCGCAATCGAAGGACTCGTATATCCTCTAATCGGGTCCACGACTTCGCTCGTCATCAAGCCGAACGGCACCGCCGTCGGAACGGCCAACCCCTCGTATACCATGACACCGTTGGTTACCGAGTGGACCCCTGTAAATGGGGCCGTTGGCGAGCTCGCCACAGTCAGCGTCACATTTCCCGTTTCCGGAACGGTAACGAAGGCTGTCGCATAACTCATCGCACCCAGTAGGGTGCTAGTTGGAGGGAATGAGAGATGGAAGTCCAGTTCAAGATCAAGCCGAAGGGTG